ATCACTGCAGCAAACCAGAACAGTTCCAATACATCGAACTTCACTCTTCAACTGCAAGGGCTGTCGGCTTCCTTGCCCGCTGGTGCATATACCGGAACTTTGAACATAGTCGCAGGCGCTAACTAAATCTCACCGCACGAAAAGGGGTCGAGCCGCACGGTTCGGCCCCTTACCTTTTCTAACGGAGGCACCATGCGAAAGGAAATCATCTTCTGGACTGCGGCGATGCTGTTAGGAATCCTGGCAATCGGCGTTTCACTTCACGCACAAACTGTTTCGCCTGTCATTTCGGAGTACGGGAAGAAGGCCAGCGGTGAATTCACCGTGACGAACAACGCACTCGTTCCGGAAGCCGTCGCTGTGGAGGCCATGTCGTTCAGTGTTGGCACCGATGGCAAGTCAATCTTCCGGCCGCTTGATCCTGGCGTAGACGTGCAGCTATCGACGCAATCCGCAAGGCTGGGACCGAGGCAGAGTTACGTCGTCAACTACGAGGTTCACTGTGCGGTGCTACCGTGCGCCGTAACCATCTTCTCCACGCTGACAGGCCTCCACACGACGGAAGGCATCGCAATGGCAATCCATCTGCCGCATGTGATCTACGTCTGCAATAAACCGAAGGCCTGTAGGCAGTCCATGCGTCGTGCCTGGGGAGTAGGGGACTAATGCGTTGGTTCGTCCTACTCTTCCTCGTCGCACCTCTTCACGCGCAAATCATCGAGGTCAACGGCGGCACGTCCACTTTGTACGAAGCGAGTGGTGCCGCCGTCACCGTGCATCTGCCACAGTCAACAGCGTACCTCAGTGCAGGAATATCAGGCGGTCACTTCGGCGTCGGCTTTGCGGAATCACGCCAGTATCACGGATGGGATACGACGCTAGGCGACAAGACTTTCTCAGGATCGGCGGGCGGTGCAGGAGTCGGGATCGTCGTCCGCGGCGTTTCCATGTCACGGCACGGTCTGACGCTGTTCGCTGGCGGTACAGGACCTAGTTACTCCGCACCTTATTACTCTGCCGCTTCCACGCAACACATCGGAGCAGGCCTGTTTTACGAACACAAATTTCGTGGGCTGGAATTCAGCAGTTTAAGTGCGACCGTCGGATCACAACGCACTTCTGTTGAATCGCTAGGTTATCACTGGCGAGTCTTGAGGCTGTCAGGGGCAGGCGGTGTGCTTCAAAACTCACGCTACCTGAATGCGAGTCTCGACTTCCAGCCCTGGCGGTGGACAGGTATGTCTGCCGCACGTACCACATACAGTTTTGCGACCGTGAACAGTGTCGGAGGAAGTGCACGGATCGGGCCAGTAACGCTGCATGGCTCCGCGTTTAACAGTAGGCACACGACCGGAGAGGCCTTCGGTGCATCTGCACGACTCTACTTCCTCGAGATAAGAGCTGACCGATTCGTTTCGCCTGTCGCTACAAGTACGACCTTCATGGTCGGTGAACGTCTCGGTCGCCACTTCAGTATTGACCAGTTCATTTCGGAAAGCCGCGGCCACTACAGCGTGAACTTCGGAGGAACGTACACCAGCAATCGATTCGCTGTCAGTGTCGGATACCAAACTTTCTTCATGCCGCTGTTCGTCGGCCGTTCACCGTTCCAGCGTGCTCTTGCAGTCACATTATCGTTTCGCCTGCCTCACGACACGGCGGTCACCTTGCAAACGAACGTTGATCCTACAGGCAAACTTCGATACGGAGCCTACGGGAGCACGTTCGAGTACGCCAGTCTGCTTCAAAACGCCTCTCAGCCTCAGCACAAAGTCATCAAAGGCGGATTCGTCATACGTGGCATCGTGAGTGATCCGGAAGGTCTGCCTGTAGTCGGTGCTGCCGTGATGATAGGCGGGCAAATCGCCTATTCCGGTGCGACAGGAGCCTTCCTTGTGCGAGTCAAGCGGGATTCGCCTGTTCCTGTCACGGTAGCACTCGATCAATTCGCCGCACCCGGTGAATGGGAAATTGTGCAATCTGGCACTTCTGCCACGCCAGGGACCGATGTGAAGATCATCGTGAGTAGGAGGCCACATTGAGATTATTCGTGGGCAAAAAGGTTCACTTGCCAGTCGTCGGAGGCATTTACGTTGGTGCTTCCTTCCGACCACCACATCTCAGCCGCAATTTGCAGCATTACAGCGCACAAAGACCGTTCACCGCCGCAATTTCGCTGCTGGTCGGTGCACTGCTTGGCCTGTGGCTGATTCACCTTGCAGTTGTGTACGGATCACATTGATCTTGCGCTAACTGCGGCTTGCGGCCGCAGCCAACGTAAGTAAGGGCCGGGATGGACGGGCTCAACCCTCCTCTGAGACCCGGCCCTTTTGATTTGCTGTACCTCAGTCCCGCAAGTCCTTGCCAGTACGTCCGCTCCTCAAGGGCCACTCCAGATCAGTACGAAAGGGCTGCTGCCACTAACCGCCGTGTGCCCGGATGCTGCCTACATGAAGCGAGTGCCTCAAGTCGAATTCAGAACGGTACACACAATCAGCCTTTACGTGTTTGCCGCAGCGTTCGGTTTGATCCTCAGCTTCGTTGTTGTTTACGGACGGTAGGAGAGGAGCACGAATGGACACCAAAGCACAGGCAATACTCGACCTTATCACCGAAATCCTGAGCAATCACGTAGGTCAGGAGAATTCGATCAGCGGCAAAGAGTTGCAACACACTTTTTACGACACGGCGGATCACGAAGACTGCGTCGGTGAACAGTACCGAGCGGGGCTGGCCTTCCTTTGCATCTGCGGTGACGTGATGACGAATCCGGTCGGCGACTACTGGCTCGGTCAGTAAATGACCGCACAAGACATCGAAAGCCGGATCGAAGAACTGAAGAAGCTGATGAAGTCCAGCAATTCACTCGAACGGAACGCGGCGGCAAAGGTCTACAACACACTCTATGCAACCAAAGGAGAAACAAATGGCGACCGAAACTAAGCACGTACCGATGGGACCGAAACAGCAGGAGCAACTGGACAAACTTCTCCGCGGCATCGCCAAGGAACGGAAAGTGGCGATCGAAGCCGACCTGGATTCACGCCTGTCTTACCGTGACGCAGAGAAGAAAGGCGATGTTTCATGGGGAGCGTACAGCCGTTTTCTGCTCTCTGACGGTCACACAGTCTACGTGAATCTCCGCACGATGGAGGCCTCCGTCTCGAAGGAAGTCGACAAGTTCGCGCAGGCCAAAGTGGAGAAACGCCTTGCCAAGCAGAAGAAACGGGCCGAACGGAAGGCCGCACAGGAAGCCAAGGCCGCTGCGAAGAAGGCCGCTACCGTGAAGAAAGCCGACGAACCGAAGCCAGCCGCTGAACCGAAGGCGAAGAAGGCCCCGAAGGCGAAGGTCGTCAAATACGATAAGTCGCTGCCCACGCTCGACGGCATTCCAGTACGGCCGGTCAAATCGTGATCACGATTACCACATTCAAGCCGTCGGACCTGGTGCGCGAACTCAGGTCCGACGTGCTACGTTTGCTGTACGAAGAGGCCGTTGATCACCTAGTCCCGGAACTCACGATGGAAAAATGTGCCAGCCGTGACTGTCAAATCTGCATCAACGGTCTGGCCGCGATGAAAGAAGCAGCGAAACGAAGACGGTTCTAAAACTCCCTCAACAGTACGGTACAGGCCTCCGGAACCTCGGAGGCCTTTCTGTTTCTATTTGCAATATCGCTGATAGAACCCATACGCGGCCGCAGCAGTCATACCAAAGACCTCGCCGCATTGTTTCCAGGTACATCCGCTCGTACGCAGCAACCTCAACGCTTGTGCATTGTCCTGTGTCCAAATTCGCCGCCTGCCCCTCTTTTTCGGCTCCGGTGGTAGCAACCTCGACTCTGGCAATGCGAAGTGTTTGTCCTGCCTTCCCGATTGCATGTCGGCCCATACACGTCCGAGCCTGTACAGGAGGATCCGAACGTGCGGAGGTTTCATTCCAGTTTCCGCAGCGACTTGGGTGCTGCTCCAACCCAGGCGATAGCTCTGATAGACCACGGCACAGACGATTGCAGGGAAGCCTCGTCGCTCAAGTACGATTTTTGAATCGACGTTTTGAATCTCGACGGAACGCAACGATTCCTGTCGATCGAGCAGACTATCCAGAAGCTCAACGTAACGTGGAATGCTTTTTGACGCCTCAGCCTTGCAGATGGCAAGACGCTCTTCAAAACTCTTGTGCGGTGCAGAAGGCAAATAGTAACGGTGCTCCAGATAGCGGCAAATGACCTCCCGAAGCGACGCGTCATTTAATGCCCAAATCGGAGTTCCTTTGCGACGTTTGACCGCTTGGCTTCGACGCACGCAATGCATACGGCCGATGTCTTGAAACGATAAGCCGGTTTCAGCAGACACGGCGTGAGCCCTTCTGCCATCGAACTGCCAAGAATCAAAGTGGATTTGCTGCGAAGGGAGGACGGCTGCCTGTGTTGACAAGTGTCACCTCGAAACGCCAATCGAGGTGTGACGTAGGCACCGTGCAAAGCAAAAGAGGCCAACCCAGCAGAGTCGCCTTGACCCTGCCGAACTGACCTCTCTTACTGGCGCGCTCAGGCCGAATTGCTCCGACCCGTGCAGAGATTGCCGGGAAGGGACCCGGCCGTACAAACTTCTAGGAGAAATTCTGAATCGGTACGAACGGTGACGGTGCGCTGTTGTCCTTGTAGAGTAGAGCGCCGTCAGCACGTGCAAACACGCGAAGACCGACGTTTCCCTTTTCTGCAAGTCCAGGAGCCTCACGATAGACCGCGATGCCGGAGTTATCATCAAAGACGTAGCGTGTTGCCCAGTATGAGAAATCACCGAGGATCACTGGCGTTTTTGAAGCGCCGATGTCGTCGAGGCTGGGGCAAATCTTGATAGGCACGCCCAAGATAGAACGTGCGCCGTCAACGAAATCGATGATCGGTCGGCCGTTCTTGTCGAGCGTGGACATCAGCTTGCCGAGGGTCTTGAGGTTCATCGCGAAAGCGACTTTGTCCGAGGCCAGATAAGAAGCATCGAGAGCTTCGAACGCTGAGGCGAAGTCCACGGTACCGAGGCTGTTGGCACCCGTTTCAGCCCCGCCAGTATTCCCGGCGGAACCTTGTGCAGTAATCACCGGAACTCCCAACGCCTGTAGCGCAGGGACGAGGCCAAGCGGTTTATTGCTGCCGTTTCCAGTCACTAAGTGATTGCCTACGCCACGTGCGATTCTGTCAGCCGCAAACTTGCGGAACAAACTCACCGCAGAGAGTGAACTGTCGAGGTCATCGAAGGCTTCCATCGATAACACAAACCGTGGGCTCGAGTACGAATACGCGCCCAAAAGTGCGTGATCGGTGGAATAGATGTCAGTGGAGGTTTGGCTGCCCGCTTCGGAGATCAACGTGGCAACATTTTCCGTATCAGCAGCGACCGGGACCGGAAGAGGCCGGCCGTTCTGCGTCTTGATGAACGTGACCGAATCAGGATCGAACAAGAAATCCGCTGCCTTCATCGCAGCGAAGAGTCCTTGATAGAAGCTCGTCGGAACGAAATATCCGAGACCGGAGTACGTGCCGATTTGATTGATCATCGGAGCGCCTTCGACCATGTCGCGTTGTTCTTGACTCGACCTGCCCGGGAGCAGCGCGTGACTAACAAATGCCTGCCATCCGCGTGCTTCTGTTTCCTGATCGTGGGTGAGGCCAGACCGTTTGATGCTCATGGTCGGAAGACCCTGGCTGCGGGATTCCTCGTTGTGCTGGTCCAATTCCAATTCTTGAAGCGACGCACCGCTCTTGATGGCAGACGCGAACATCATCAGCGTCGATAGCCGACGTTCCTCGCGTTTGGACAGGACCGGCTTACTCGAGAGGCTATTCGCTTCCCGTATTACTGTATTCAGTTCGTTCAGATTGACACTCATTTGCAATTCTCCTTGCGGTTTAGGTTGTGCTCGGCGATGGTTCCCGGCCAAGCTCGGTCACTACTTGCTGCTTCGAACGTGATTGACGATTCCGGAAATGCTTGGAAGCTGAAAACCATGAGTCCTGGCGTAAGCGATGGCGATGTCGATGACTGTCGCCTTTTGTTCCGGCGTCAGGTCACTAATTGCATTCACTTCGGTCTCGATGGCAGTTTTCACTTCCAGGGTCTTTGCTTCTAGCGTTGTATTTCCTTCGGTGGTAACTAGCATTTTTGCGTTTCTCCTTTCGGTTGTGGTGCCGAGGTCGTGCCGCGTCGGCTACGCGTTAAGAGTTCAAAATGTCGTTCAGAATCCTTTTGCGTCGGGCAACGACGGTCGCCTCGTTCACTTGCCGCTCGATTGCCCTGTAAGTGATCTGTAGGCACGCGTCGAAGGTAGGTGGGACGAAGACTTGACTGCGCTTTGCAGGGAGCCTTGACCGATTCTTGGCGTCAACGGCAGACCGCAATTCAACCGGAACGATTGCGGCAGACCGTGCGAGAACATCGGTGTTGCCATACGCAGGATGGGCGACAGCAGAGCAGTCGATAAGCTGCGTGACATTCCGAATATTGCGACGCACAAAGTAAGATCGGTCCTCCGGGTCTTGATCCTCAGACCATTCCTGATCGTTAGGGTCGAGTGTGAAGGCGAAGCTGCTTCCATTCACGTCGCCACGGCGAACGGTTTCCCAATATCCGCGTGCCTCTTCGGTATTCGGCAGAGCGCATACATAGCGCAGTCCGCGACTATCCTGTTGAAGCTGAAGAGTCCCGCTTGTCGTTCTGCCTAGTATCTTGTCGGTTGAATGATTCCAGGTGAATACGCAGTCTTGCTTCGCATCAAGCGCACGCGTAAACGCTCCCGGTAATACGCACTCACGGAAGCCAGGAAGTTTTGCCAATGTGTTGAAGCTAGCCGCGTAACCGACCAACTTGCGTGGACTCGCCGCATCGCCAACTTCGGCGCGGCATTCAGGCACAAATCGGACTTCTCGTGATGCAGTCATAGTCTTACCTCGTTTTAGTTTCCCTTCGGATACTGGCCGAAGGCCCTCTACATATATCCCTGAAGCTGTTACTACCTTTTCTCAGGGGCAACGCCAAAGTGCTCGTACTGATCCACGCTACCTTCAGCGCCGTTGATGATTCGCGGAGTGAATCTGCTAACCGACGATTGACCCTTCTTGCTGCCGAAACGCTTCTCCCAATTCGCACGCATGTCTTTGTACTGACGCTGAATGTCCTGCGGAACGTCTTCGTGAATTCGACAGTGCGTGAACTTTTGAGTCTGTGCGGTAGGCCCGGACATCACGCCGATGCCGGAATTGCACGTGTCGCAACGGAAGCGAATCTCAGGTTCGAATTCCACGTCTTCAAGCTGATGGCCGCGCGTCACCCACCATGTCGTGTTCGCTGGTTTGAAAAGATGGGCGACCGGAACGAATGGTTTGTGGGTACCTTGTGCGATGAGGGATTCGGCAAGACCGGAGGCAACATCGAATGCGGGATGCAGTTCTTTAACGTCGATGATTTTCATTGCAATTCTCCTTTGAGATCTAGCGGATTGCGCCGCTTGCTTACACTGCTTCCTGAAACTGTTACGGAGTTTTGCGTCGGGCCAGGTATGCCCGCCTAGCCCGCCGCTCCTCACTTGGCGTCTCAGGGCGCCGAGTGAAACTTAATTACCTAAAATTCGTTCTCGAAATTCTTTCAGCTCGGCGGCGGTCATTTTCTCAATCGCTTTACCACCACGGCGCTCACGCATGATCTTTCCGCCCAGCAGGTAGACAGTCATCGGATCAAGCCGCTTGGCATCAATGCCAATCGAGTTCACAAGGTCAAACCATTGCATCAGTCCCATCAGAATCCTCCTCAGGCTCGACATCGAGTGCCGCGTCAATCGGTACGACCTTCACGCCGAACGCACCTTGCCGCATCAGATCTCCCATGGAACCGGGAATGATCTCTTCCTCATCCTCAGCGTTCTTTACTTGCTTGACGCGATCCCTGGATGTCGCTGTCAATCCCAGCGACGTGAGAGTGGACAGCATGAACTTTTCGGCCTGCTCTGCAATCTTGAGCCACAGGTTCGGCTTTTCGATTTGATGGGCGACGCTGTTGCTGTCAAGCCGCGTATAAAAAGTCACTTCACCTTCGGTAGCGAGGTGTTCAGTTGCACGCTTGTGGCGTTCGAATGCACAGCAGTAAAGCCGAATCGTTTCTCCATCGGCGGGCGTCAACTGCCGCCGCTCTTGCAGCAGGCGACACAAAGTTTTGAACGTCCGACGTGATTCCGGCGAAAGGTCTTTTGGGACTCGAGGCCGACCACCTGACAGTGCTGACAGGCGCACGTCCACTTCGTAGTTCGGCTTCGTCCCTTGCAGGGCGTGCTCTGCCAAAGATTTCCGAGGCGTTGGTGACATCGGAGGCCTACTCGCAGATGCCGGAAACGACCTTCGCCCGGATCAAACGAGCGCGTACTGCCGTAGCGTGCCGCTTGACGATGCGGGCGACCTTTGCGAACGACTGATGCTTGGCATACAGCTTGATAATTCTTTTGGTAGTGACATTCGGTTTTGCCATTGCGATAGCTCCTCTATTTCTCGACTGCTGTTCGACTGCTTGCATCACTGCTGTTTCCTGTTACGGCTTGTTTTGGACTACACAGCTACCAGCGCAGGTGAAAAGCCGCCTTTTGGTCTGGAGTGAAGCGTTTGTGTCAGTAAACGACCTTGCGTGCGGTCTTTTGCTCGATTCAATTTCGAATTCGATGTGCCATACGGGGACTCTTGTTTCTCAGCTACTTACGCAGCTCTCGTGCAAGATTCCATACTCTTGCTGAGTGGCAGCTATGTCTCTGTTTGACTGTCCTGTGATTGGTATGTGATATCGACGATCCTCGTGCAGGCTAGCTGTGTTTTAATTGGTGGTTCTGGATGTCGTTTAGAGGCCAGGTAACCGGGGCTGACGCCGCAGCGCCTTCAATGCGTTCTCGAGGTTCGCGACGATGTCATCGATTGTTGGCTCTGTGGCGGCTGAATTTGTGGTGTCGTGGAAGGGCAGTAAGCCTAACGCGTATCCGGCCAGGTCCCATTTGATGCAGCTAATCAGCCTTGCTCGGTATGCACGCTGTTGTTTGGTGATCTTCATGGGATTCTCCTGAGGGAAGTTAATGGCGAGGGATATTCACATCTGCTCTGCAAGGTAGGTCAACTGCTAAATTTGTGATGGGCGTTCGTGCGGCGATGCTCACAGCACCTAAGGCCTGCCACGAACGCCCGAACACTCCTAGAAGTAAAGGCCGGGTGCCTTACCTTCTCAATCCGGCCGATAGATGTTAGGAGTACAGTTTCAACGTTTTCGTTCAGGGATCAGCCACCTGACTTTGCTGCCTCTGATCGTGTCCTCATCAAATGCCCATTCCAGAATCTCTTTCACCTGAAAGCGGTCGAGCGAAATCATCGCACTCGCACAGTTCTTTGTTCCGGGAAGTGGTTCGTTACGGGAGATGTGTTCACTTGGGAGGTAAAGGCCTGTGCGGGTGTGAATGAAACCTTGAATGTCTTCGATTGTCACGTCGAACGGAAGATTGACCATTGTGAACCAATCGCCGTGCGGCAGTTGCTTTCTTTCGATGTGCATACTGTGCTGCTCCCTTTTCCCACTCAATTCCATCAGCCAGACAGTCCGACGGTACGCAAGGCGGTGTTAATACTTTCATCCGATGATCGCAAAAATGTCTTGAGCCTCTTCAACGTGCAAGTCGCAGCATCGGTGATCCGTGAAACAATGGACTGCACCGCACGATCCGGACTCCCACTGTTCAATTTTCTGTTGACGGTGCTCGTCGTTGTCGAAGAGCAGAACTTTCCAGGGCACCGCACACATGGAATACAACGCAAATCGTCCGCTACCGCGAATCCTGTTTACGGATCGTGGGAATCTTTTCGCTGCCGCAGCTTGGTATGCATCCATGACAAACTACCGTGACCGTGTGACGGAGTTTGGAGTCACGCCAGGAATGGGTAACGAACGGCTGATACTGGTGAGAAGAAACGACGATGACCGTCAGGCTAGGTCATTCATCGCTTTTCGCCTGATAGTCGTCCCACAACGTCATTCTCTCGGTGTTTGAGGCAGCCTGATATTCATGCGTCGCCACAAACTGATCCCACAATTGCTGACCGGAAAGCCGACGTTTCTTCAACGGTAGGCCTTGAGCCAGTCGTCCTTTGATGGTCAGCCATGACTTCGGGTATAGCTGTGGTCTGGATTTCTGGAACAGTTTGCTCTTGTCGATGGGTTCTGCCGGGTTCCACTCAACTAGCACGTCGATGGTCGTTCCCATCACGGTTGCCAGTGCCTTCGTATCACGCACAAGGAGAGTCGCAGTCCGTTTCACAGCTTCACGGAGTGCAGCTTCAAGTTCGGAGTCGTTTTTGAATCGACTCCAGTCCCGATTCGATTTGTCCAATTCACCGTTGGTCACAACATCAAGCAAATCGGTGACGCCATCGAATAGCTGACCGACCGTTTTCACGGCAGGCCGGGCAGATACAGTTTCAGCCATGACGTGCTCTGACACTTCACTCGATGGTTGCTGCTTTTCGTCAGTCAGTAAGCCTAAAGAAGAAGAGACAGCGGTTTGGGGTAGCGGTTTGACGGTAGTTGCATCATTCGGATGGTCGCCAGGATTTCGGGGTTCAGTGGTTCTGCTGGTTCCGGAGGTTAACTGACTAACAAGGCTACCAAGGCTAGGAACATCGACAATGGGTGAAGTCTGGAGGGAAACTTCGTAAGCATCGTTTGTATCTTCTTCAAACAACGGTTGTTCGATAGATTGCTCAGCACACTCGTCAGCACACCAGTCAGCACACTTTGGATGACCTTGAAGCACAATTTCAGGCACACTTTCGCGCACAATTTCAGGCACAGTTTCAGGCACAGTTTCAGGCACAATCCCGACCACAGTTTCGGGCACAGGTCCTTCGATGACCATCGCGATTTCGTTGTCGTCCAACCATTCGCCGGAGGTGGCATCCTTCACCCAAATGTCGTCGATCCAGGTTCCTGGGCCTTTACCAAGACCTGCGACAACGCAGACTCGCGGATGACGAATCGTCATCGACTTGTGAGGTGCGACTATGAAGCATTCACGGTCAACGACGAGTCCCTTGTAGTCGACAGGCCGCACGATCCGCTTACTGACGATTTTTAGCTCACGGAACACTCGCAGCGTCTCCTGCACCATACGTTCACTGTACGGTTTCTTATTCTTGCGGTATCTGCCGTTGCAACATTTCGTGAGCGCTGGAAGGCTAGCAAACACAGCACGGTCTGGATTGTTATTGGCAAGAACTTCCAAGTAGCCGATCAGGTCACGGGCGCAGCCGCGGCAATGGCGTCGCCAGGAGCATTTTTCGCTCTTCTTAATGGGAACGCGCGGATTGAAGTTACGTTTGAGATTTATAGGCATGATGGGGATTTCCCTTGCCGTCTCCTGATAGCGATTCTGTTATTTCTGTACGAAGCGTGTGAGGAACGCCTCTTGAAAAGGTCAGTTCGATCTTTCCCCACATCTTCGTGCGAATAGCTTCATCGATCATAGCTTCGAGCTTTTTCATAAGTTGCGCTTTTTCCATGAGGTGTCCTCGCTACGCAACGTCTTTCAAGGCGTCAACAAACTTGTCGAGGTCGGTTCTGTCAAACAGGATTTTGTGTCCAAGACGAACGTGTACCAGCTTCTTCTCCCACACGAGAGTCCGCATCTTCCAGACAGTCGAACTGAGGTAGTGAGCTGCCGCTTTGATGTCTAGCAGGCGAGGCTGGGCAGTAGTCGTCTCGGTCTTGGCTGGCATGGAGAGGCTCCTTTTGAAAATCCCAGGAGCCCCGACGCGGAGGGCACCAAACTCAATGCCGCTACTTCCGAATAGGAGGGCTGCTAATGTTCGTTCAGCACATTACAGCATGTGGTCTAACAAATCAAGCATATAATCGAGGAGTACAATAGTACTGCTATCGTAGTACTTTTGGGCCATCGGACTCTCACTGGAAAGTCTGTGATCCTCTCACTGAGGAAAACTTCGATGCCCAAACGTGAGCGAGGCACTGGCGGACTTTTCAAGATGAAAGGCAGCAACAACTATTATGCCCAAATCTACCGTGATGGTCGGGCGAAGCGGATCTCGACTGGCACGGATGTTAAACAGGCAGCACAAGGTTTCCTCCGCAATCTGCTGACCGACGCCGACAATGGAAAACCATTCCTCGGTGATGTGAGCAAGATTACTTACGGTCAACTGCGAGCTGGCCTGATGCAAAACTACGTCGAGCGAGGTAACAGGAGTCTGCTGGTCGCTGCTGATGGCACCGAATTTATAAATGGTCTCAAGTCGCTAGACGAATTCTACGACTATGAGAGTGACGAGAAGCCCGGCGTGCCGCTGACAAAGATCACGACCGACAGCGCCCGTGCGTTCGCCGCCAAACGTCTCAAAGACGGAGTGACCAACAGCACCGTGAATAATTCCCTCAAGCTGCTGCGTCGGATGCTTCGCATCGCCCACGAGGACGGAAAGATACAAAACGTGCCAAAGATTCGGTTTTACAAGGCGAACGGTGCTCGTAAGGGATTTCTGCAGCGTGAAAAGTTTGAAGAACTGCTTGGTCACCTACCATTGCACTTGCGACCGTTGATCACGTTCCTCTATTACTGCGGTGTCAGACTCGGCGAGGCCCTTCAAATTGAATGGTCACAGGTCGACTTGAAACGTGCCGTGATCCGTATTGAGGATGAACAAGCAAAATCAGGGGAGGCCCGGACCGTGCCGCTGCCGGACGATCTAATAAGGATGCTCGAACATGTGGACGACAAGAGCGGGAATGTTTTCGACGGTACGAATCTCCGGAAGGCGTGGTGCAAAGCCTGCGATACCTGCGGCCTCGGAAAGCTCGAAGAGATTGATGAGCAGAACAATCGCAGGTATACTGGCCTCATCGTTCACGATCTCCGACGTTCGGCGATCAAGAATCTGATGAAGGCGGGCGTAAACGAGAAGGTGGCAATGGCAATATCGGGTCACAAAACGCGTGCAGTGTTCGACCGCTATCATATTGTGGACGACACTGACGTGTTGGAAGCAATGCGGAAAGTCCAGGCCAAAAGTCTGATGGACTCCAAACCCGTCAGTGAGGGTTCAGTGAGAGTCACATCGGAACGGCGGGCACTAAAACAGTAACTCCTTCTTCCTCAACGACTGGGAGGTCGTACAATCGGTAGTACATCAGCCTCTGGAGCTGACTATCCTGGTTCGAGTCCAGGCCTCCCAGCCAAAAATCTTTTATCCTCGTAAAGCAATGCCTTACATTCGCTGCCCCATCGGGCTACTACATATCGCCTAATCTGTAGTGATTTGAGATGGGCGAGGGCCCTCACGCATTGACTTGTGAACGCTACGCATGCGAATATACGCGGCATTCCGGGGCCAAAGAAGCGGTACCACGCGCAATCTGGGTTCACACCTCGATTCTCAATGAGTAACTACTCAATGAAAGGAGACTGGACATGAAAATTCCATACAGGACAAGAGCGTACTTGGCAAGGAAGGTCTTGAAAATGGCCGCGGCCGCGCTGGCACTCGTTATGGTCGGAAGCTTTTTTTCTCTGACGGCTCGCGCCGACTGCGGATCTTATACGGGCGCAGGCCAGAAGCCGAAGTTCGCTCCGCCGCTGCGACGGCCGCTTCTGACGTCGGTCTCGTACAGGTTGGCCTCGTTAGCGGCCCCCGACCCTGATAACGGTCGCGACGGGGATCGCGACCGTGACGCGACGATTGTGGGGCTGTGGAAATTTACGTTTGTGGCGAAAGGCAATTCAGGCAACCCATTCCCCGTCAACCCGCCCGATGGAACGACGCTCGATGCGGGATATGTCCAGTGGCACAGCGACGGAACAGAAATCATGAATTCCGGACGCGATCCGGCGA